CCGTCGGAGTTAACGCCGGGAAATACACCTCGACTGATGTGATCTTCTTGTTCGGCGGAATAGTCGCAATAGCTACAGTATCCGCGGTCGTTAAAACAGCAGAGAAAGTAAAAGAATCCATCCAAACCTTCTCAACTGATTTAATATAACCGTCAGGAATGTAGTTATCACCACTCCCACCAGCGTCATACTTCGTTACATTTACACCTTTAAATGCAGTCATCTTATTTCTCCTTTGCCCCTATAGGGCATTACATTAACCTTCGTTGATAACAACAACCTTGTTCTCTTCAAGCCGAACAGCGCCCATATTGACCTCATAGTAAACCTGCCAAGAATAACTTAAGTCAGGTCGTTGATCGGTCTTTACAAAAGGCTGGCTGGCCATACCCAAACAAACCCCGTATTTCTGGTAAGCAAACCCAACATTTGCCGTAGGAATACGAGTTGACATAATCCACTTAAAACCCATCCATGTATCAATTTCACCACGGATAAGGGCTTTAACTGAATTATAGTCAGCACTTGTCGCTTGAGTAAGGTTTAACAGGTTATTCAGGAAGGTTGTGTTTGCTACAAAATAACGATCTTCCATTTCAACGTCTTTATCGTCCAGCGTTTTCTTGATAGTAGCAATACGCTCCATCGTAACAGAAGCCGCTGTGACAAGAACGATGTTTCCGTTGGTTGTAGAAGTGCTGCCAGTCTCACCATAATAAGCCGCACCAGCCATTGAAGCAAGAATGATATCGTCAATCTTGCGACCAATAGACTGGGCTGCTGCAATGGTGTATGCACTACGCGGGTCAGAGATGGTCTTTAACTCATCTCCACGGTCAAGCAGACGGTTGTCATGGTAATCAACCATGATACCCATTCTACGTGCCAATGCAGGGTCGTTGTTAGGTGTCTGAGCATTACGTCCGCCCTTAACCTCCATTGACCATTCACCAATCTGATCCTGGAAAAAAGTTTTCCCGCGAACATCCGGCCGGACATAGACAGTATTCAACAATTTAGAATACTTCTGCTGTGCCAGCTGCATGATGTTGCGGCCGTACGCTTGTGCGTATATTTCATTCTGCGTATCTGCCATTTTAACAACTCCTTTTAATTTTAGACTGTTAACCTTGTAGCGATTGTCTTTTAAAAGGTCGCCCTACACATTTGATTCTTCGCCGGGCGATAACGCTTATCGGCAGACTACACAGAACAATCAGGGCTTACGCTTATCCTTTTGCTCTGTTAATCGAAGCATAAAGCGAATTGACGTAATCAATGGCCGCTTGATGCTCCCTTGGCGTTGCTTTGTCATTGTTATACGGGTGATTTGGGTCTCTCATAATCTTGTCAATCTCCTCCTGCGCCTGTTCCGGAGCAAGTGAAAACCGCTTCATTTGAAATTCCCCAATCTTATTCTCAGCAAACTGCTCTCCCAATTTAGCTAAGAACTTTACTCCACGCGCATCACCAGACAACGCCGCGGTAATAAAATCATTCATATCCTGGTCATCGCTGAACTTATTAATGACCATCTGCCCCAACTCGACATTTGTGTCATAGGCGTCGCCCCACTGTCCTCTTAGCTGAGCGATCATATCATTGACCTGCCGCTGATGACTCTCTACCGCTTGGGTATATGAATTGATGTTTATTTCGTTATACATTTTCCACAACCCCTCAGCCTGCGAAGGCGTGAGCTTATAGGCATGGACAACTTCAGCAAACTTGTTCTTGTCAATCGTAATGCCTTTCATACTCTCTGGCAACTGCGGGTCAGGCAAGGCGTACTGGTCTGCCTTCTCAGGAATACCCATAGCTTTCTTAAACCTGTTCCACCCTTCCACGTCATCATCGCCTTTTGGAACTGGCACTTTCTCATGCCCTAACAGTTTCTCAAGGTTTCCGTAACTTTCAACAAACTTATTAAAACCGTCTACATCATCACCAAACTTCTTTACTAGCGGACTGTCTCTAAGATCAGAGCGTAATCCATCTTTCCAACTCTGCTGCGGTGTTGCTGGCGTACTTGTCGGCTCAGGACTAGGCGTCCCTACCGGTTCTACCGGGTCTTGAATTGTCCCTGTGGGTTCAAGATTATCCATTACTTTTTCTCCTTTTTCTTTGGCAGTTTACTTATATCCTGTTTTGGGTGTTCTGCCCGCCACCGCTTTGCTATCTCAGGATAATTCGCATATAAAAAAGCCATCTGCGCTTTAGACTTAAACGGCATCTGCCCCCCCGGCTAACTCCACTATCTGCTCAGGACTTAACATTAAAATTGTCTTTAATGTACCAATCAATTTCCTGTTAGCGTCCCGGGCAACAATATCGTTAGTTTCATTTGTATCTAAAACATTAGGATACCAACTTCCTATCTGTTCAATAAACGCCATCACTTCTTTCCCGTGAGGACTATCGAAACACGCGTGCATATTCTGCTTTAGCGCTCTAACCTCGTCTAAATCTGTTAGGGTCATTCTCAGCATCCGCCTTTGCTAGGTTAACATCAACTTCACTGCCTGCCTTTACTACATCGGCGCCAGCCTGCGCCATCTGCATCTGCGCTTGCTGTTCGGCTATCTGAGCCTTAACTTCACGCAGTTTCTGTAACTGCTGTTCGTCTCTTAACACCCTAGCCGGAGCGCCAATAATACCCCACGCTTCGTCTACAGCCGCGTCAGAATCAATCTTATCCAACGCGTCAGGGACAAACTGAGCAATCTGGCCAACAATTGACAGGCCTGAAACAAGTGAGTTAAGCTCACTCCTGCGCTGTGCCTGAGCCAACTGACTGATACAGTCAATCTCATACGACGGGTTCGCCATGAACTCCTCTGGCGGTTGTGGGAGCTTGCCTTTACGCCACAGGATACCGATCGTACGGATAATAACCGGATTGAGCATCTCTGAAATGTACCGCCCAACTGCCGGACCTAACATGCTCATCTTCTCGTTGATACGTTCCATTACCTCAGGGTTGTTCATTTGCTTGGTAATGCTGTCAAATGCAAGGAATGCGTCATTAAACATCAATGCCTTGACCCGCATGGTGTAGTACTCAAGAGCGTTCATACCAATATCAGGATTCCCGTTGTTAGCGAACGAGAAAATGTCCTTAGAGTCCATCGCTTTTTTATTGTAATAATTCACCGCCCTGGGGTTACTATTGAACGGCATAATGAATGCATTATGCGGCATTGCTAATGGCGGGTCAGTGTGCTTCATCATTGACCGAAGGTTGGTTTTAGCAATGGCGTTTAATATGCGCGCGAACGGTAAGGATTTCATTGCCGGACTAAATCCCCATGGTATGAACGGCCTCTTGTCAAACCTGTGACACATCACCGGGAACTCATGGTATCCGCTTTCATTAACTACACGCTTTCCTTCAACATCTATCCAGCTGGCTTCAATCGGCAGGTTCTTACTGTCTTGCCTTGAAATGTCACGAACATGCCGCTTGCCGATATAAAGCAAGAACAAATGTTTCTTCTCAGTTCTATTCTCAGGCAATAACTCCTGTTGCATTTCCTTTGACAAGTTCACTGCCCCAAACTTATCCGCAGCCTGATACGCTGTATACTCAAACTCAATATAATACTCACCAACCCGACCAGCCCCGTCATCGGCTATACACACATTCTTAATAGGTATTGAGTAAAACCTTGCATCGTCCTGCACGTCTTCCTCAGCTAGTAGCACGCTTGTTCCATACACACCGCTTGACTTGTATGACGCTATAATTTGGTTATAAAAGTTGCTTCGGTTAAGTGTGTAATTTACCTCATCAGCTATATCTTCAAGAAATTTATTCACCGGCTTGTTATCAGCAAACTGAAAGTCTTTGCTCTTAAGCGCAAACCATTTACTAGTCGGAGGTGTCAGATAATTCATAAATCCGCTCGCCAAAACATCCGCACACTCAAGTGTGGTTGAGTCATATAGCTTATCAACATTCAGCTCGCTGCCAGGAGAATACTGCGTGTTAATGTCCTGTGCTTCAATGTAAAAATAGTCGTGTAGAGTCTGCCAGTAACTCTCGAAATTGCTCCGCAGACCCTTAAGCATCTGATAGCGTGATATAAGCTGATCTGCTCTTGACCCTGACGGCGCTTTCGGCTTGTCTTGTGTTATCTGCATTTTTACGTTCCTAACAGGATTTTACGAGCAACGTCCGCCTGCCCGCCTATCCCCAATGGACTGGTATAGATTGATTGTGAACCTGCGATCTGCGCTCTGCGCCTTGCGTTTAACGATTCCTGCGCCTGGCTTGCTGCTGCCGCTTGAGATTGTTTAAGCTCGTTCGCTGCGGCTTTAGCGCGGGCGTCGGCGTCGGCTGCTGCATTTGCAGATGCTTTAGCTGATTTACTTGACGCACTTAAAGCGCTGCCTGCGGCAACAACTCCCGCTCCTGCTGTAGCAAGAACACTTGGTGTTAGTGCTGCAAATATCGCTGATGTCATTGCTCCCATATCATCCCCCTATTTTCTTAAAATACATTGACTCCTGTTTTCTATATCCTAAGAGTTCATACGCCTTACATGCCTTTGAACCCTCTAACCCTATCATCATCACATCATCACATCCCCTATCCTTACACCCACGCTCAAACGCTTGTAATAACCTTATCCCTTCCCTACGCTTTGATGGCTTAACATACCACATCAACTCCATCGCTGTTACGCCTGCCAAGAACATCCGCTTACTGATTATCGCTCCTATAAACCCGTCAATCTGCCCGTTGTCAATAACTAAACTGTAAACTACCGGCACTTTGATCGCCGCCAAAAAATCGGCTTCCGCCTGCGCTCTGTCAAACTTATACTCAAAC